CTCTGATCCACGCCCATTACAAACGCTAACTCATCCTGTGTATATCCCAGTACCAGCACATACGCTATACTCATATACTGATAATGGCTTAACTTTCCTTTTCTATATGCCTTATTAAACTCTGCTCTATCGCTTTTATGGTATTTATCCAGATCAATAGCTGTTACTGTCTTAAGATCTGTGAGGATACAGGTAGCTACTGTATCTCCCTTTTCACTTAAGCTCTCTAAGCCTCCCCAGTTTCTCAAAAATCTCTTTATATTTTTAGGATCCTTATAGCTCAGCCTTAGTAATTGATCGTTTACTACATTTCTTACAATCGCTCCCAACGCTACCGCCTCCTCTCACTGCTTTTTCTATGTATCTTAGGTGTACCTCCGCTGTAATACCGCTGTATAACCCAGTGCCTTTTACTGTAGCTACACTCTTTCTAAGAGCTGTAATCTCTCCATAGGTATAATCATTATCCAGAGGACACATCCACTTAATGGCATCTCCTACCTTAAACATCGTGTACCTCCCTTTTAACAAGAAAAAAGGAGTATAGTTTTTCCTATACTCCTGCTTGATCCTGTATTATTCCTGTGTTAGTTCCTGTCTTAATTCCTGTGCTCTTGCTATTACCTCTCTGCTATATGTTGAGCTATAAATATCTTTAGCCCACAGCTTTTTAGCTGTACTCTCTCCCATGTTATATACCATGAGTACACAATTTTCTCCGCTGGATGCTAAGTACTTATCTTGTATCTCTCTTAAACAGTTAAGCCCTACTCTGATATTTTGATATGGATTAAAGAGATCTGTTACTCCCTCCGCCTCCATCCGCTCTGTATGCCATTTCTCATATATCTGCATATAGCCCTTACTGTTTCCGTTATCTCCTACCTTATCCCAGTGATAACCGCTCTCCCTCTCTATGATGGCTAGTACCGTATAATAATCTACTCCGTACTCTTTACACTCACACCAGAGGTAAACCTGTACTATTTCTGGAAAACATCCTCCAGCATCCTTATACTCCTGTGGGATCTCATAATATCTAAATCCCTCCTCATATACCTCAGCTCCCCAATCTGCACTCATCGTATTATACGGATATATATAGTTAAAATCGTGCTCCAGCTTTGCCTCCTGCTCTGTTTCCGTTACTGGCTCTGTATTCTCAGCTTGCGGAGTTTCTGTAATATAAATCTCCTCAGTAGGAGGCTCCTTATCTGCTCCTTTGAGATTTACACTCATTACCACAGTAATTACTCCAGCTATTATTACTCCTGCCAGTATAAGAGGCTTTATATTTACTCTGGCTCTCCTCTTTCTTCTAACTCTCCTTTTGCTCATCCTGCACCTCCTGTAAGATCCTATTTAATCCTGCTATTACTTTCTGCATATTATCTACTTGCCCTACTAACCTGCTTAGGGTAGTGGATATATCATCTGGATCTCTGGAGTACCAGTAACCATAAGTAGAGCTACATATAGCCTCTCCATTCTGCCTCAGATCGCTTACAATGTTTCTTAGCTGTTTCTCATGCACATTAAACAGTACACACAGCTCTCTAGCCTTTACCGCTTTTCCCTCCGATGTATGAAACTCTTTAAGGTACTCAACTATATCACATCCTACCTCTGACACGGTTTTTACCTCCCTTTTAAGTTGATATATAACCTAATCACTTTTGAGGAGGATTTTTAGAGAAAATATAAAAAAGTGGTACATCTTTTCTTACAAAATGTACCACTCTCTGTATTATTCCTCTACGATCTCTCCATCTTCTGTTACTTCTACAATTTCTCCCTCGATACAGCGGTAGTATGTATCCTCTTTAATCTTCTCTCCATCTACTACTACCATCTTAGCTCCTGTGAGCTCCCAGCTCTCCTTATCATAAGGATCCATATAATCTCCATCGCTATATCTGGCTCCTACATATTTCCAATCAGAGAGGATAAGATGAGCTCCCTTACAACCCTTAGCTCTTGCCTCATGCCCCCATGCAACCGCTACACCAGTAGGATCACTAACAGATGAGGCTCCATAATCCCCTGTAGCGGATGCAAAACCGTGTCGCTCGTCTGATCCTGCCTCTTTGTTTACCTTACTCATAGTAAAATCAATAGCCATCTTTACAAGTCCTGCAATAGATAATCTAGCTCCGATCTTAATATCAGTAGCACATACCTTAGTATTATCTCTGCTCTTATCCATCTCTCCAGATAACTCTACCTCATGGAATACGCTATGTGCTGGATCATAATATCCAAAACAATCTAACGGATACTCGCAAGCGTGAAAACCTGTATCACAGCACTCCGCTCTTTCTGTGTGAAATTCCTTACCCTCCTCCTACTGATAACCTCTACAGGTAAGATCCTTGTTAAATCCTTTAAATGCTCTCATAGATTTTTCTCCTTTTCTATGTGTGTTATTTTTATTGATAAATAACTTAATCCTCAATATGAGGAAAATTTAGATAGTTTTTGAAAAATATTTTTATTTACTGCTTTCCATTCTTTCTCTGGTACGATTTACCTTAAAGGTCTTAACCGCTAAAAGCTCATCCTCTGGGATCTGGAGGAGATACTTTACCTGCTCCAGCATTAACTCTACATCTGCGATCTCCTCTACTAAGTTATCTCTGGCAATAGCCTTTTTATCCTCCGCTACAGGCTGTCCTAAGCCTGTTTCTACTCTGCGGTACTTGTTTACCGCCTGTATGAGCTCTGCACACTCCTCTACTAACTGGTTACTCTGTGCCTCATATCCATAGTACTTAGCTGTTTCTAAGTTCATTTCACTAATTTTACACATAATATTTTCCTCGCTTTTTATAATAATCTCCAGTTCTCTAATACCTTTTCCATACTGCTATACGGACACCACGCCTTAGAGTTTTTATCGTATACACATAAACACGGTACAGGATCCGCTCTACTGGTTTTACACCTCTTTACCATCTTACAGGCTGTTTCTATCGTGTATATCTGCCCTGTAATAAAGCCCATAGATGTTTTACCGATAAACTCAGCTCTCACTATTCTAAGTGCCTCCTTATCAATGCTTTTATACCGTTTCCTGTTAAGTTATCCAGATCCACTAAGCAATCATCCAGCCCTCCTAAGGCATCTATAACCGCTCTGAGTGCCTCCCTGCTCTTATACAGATCCTCCATTAAAGTATCCTCAATGAGGTAATACTCCTTAGGATCTCCAAAGGATACCGCTATGGCATAATCCTCTTTTCTCATGGCTAAGCTCTGCTCCTTAGCCTTATCTATCCAGCTCTTTTTTACTGTGATACTCTGGCTAGGGTTCATCTTTGTTTTAGCCTCTATAAATAGATCTCCTGCTATTACATCCCCTTTTAGAAACGGAGTGGATCCAGATCCTACTACCTGCCTACCTCCTATAGCCTTAGCTATACGCTTTTCCTGTATTGAGCTCTTAGCTCTTGTACTATCTTTCAATCTCTATCTCTGCCTCCATGTTTAAATACTGATCCCTAAGTTTTCTCCATAAAGCCTCTCTAACCCTGCCTCTAAAGAAAAGAGGCTTTACCTCATATACCATACTAATTACGCTTATACTATTCATAGCATCTAACATGCTCCATCTACCATCACAGGCTCTAGCGTTAGCCCACCCTGTAAACTCCTTAAATGTACAATCCTTAATTTTCTTTTTCATTTACTTACTACTGCCCCCTTTTATAAAGAAATTGATAACAAACATCACAAAGAAAATAACCTTAAAGGAAACTCCAATCCCTAACAAGCCAGCTACAAAAACTATTAAAAAACTCTCTACCAGAGTTACTCCTGCTAATATTAAAATTGCAAGTACTACATACCAAAACATTACTCAGCCTCCTTAATTCTCAAAAACTCATTTACTAAATAAAAATCTTTATCCATAATAGATAAATGCTCCTTAGCTCCGCCTTTTCTATACACAATTACAGGGCTCTCCTTAGGTTTTCTATCTTTCTTAGGTTTCTGGGCTCTAAGTACCTCATACGCTCCTACTGTAGGTATAATCAAATAGCCCTTACTTTCCAGAAACTCCCCAAACGCCTTTAGCTGGCTCATGTGTAGCACATTTCTGATAGCCATATTATTTACCCTCGCTTTCTTCTGGTACTACCTCCAGTATTCCAGCCTGTGTAAGCTCATAGATAGTATCTGTTACAATATCCAGCTCTGATCCTCCTACATGATAAGTACCCTCTACTGCTACATCTACATACAAATCTCTATGCTCTGTCCTTACTGAAATCTGTACACATGGAATATCATAATCCTCTGCAATATAAGCAATCTTGCTAGGCTCATCTGCATCCATTAAAAACTTATGGTACCATTCATGCTGATACTTATAGCCGATACCCTCTAAACAACGCTCTCCAGCATCCGCCCACTCTTTACCTGTCTTAAATCCGTACTTTTTAAGTTCCTCTAAATCAATACCTGCTTTTACTCTTAAACTCATGTTATTCTGCCTCTCTTTCTTCTAACCTCACTCCGCCATACTCCCAGAGATCCTTTTTCATCTCATCCATATCTAGCTCTCCATTTTGCCAGCGTTCATA